GCCGCGGCGGCCGCCGGCCGGGAAGTTCCCCGAGCCGCCGCTTCCCGGCGCGCCGATCACATAGTCGACGAGGTAGGTGCCGCTCTGCTTTGTTACCTTGACACGATCGCCCACGGCAAAAATGCAGGACGTGTTGCACTTGTAGACCTTGCTCGTTGCTTCGTCGCTGCCGTCGAACTGCAGACGTAGTCCGTCCTCCAGCACTTCGGCCACCGTGGCCAGCCGGATCTCGGCCGTCTGCCGGTTTTCGCCGGCCTCCGGCGTTTCGGTTATGATCTCATTCAAGGGCAATCACCACTCTTTCAAGCCTGTGCGTCATGCTGCCGCCCACGCGGAGCTCCATGGAGAACCCGCGCTCGATGCAGATCGAGGCAAGATCTCCATAGTGCAGGGCGGTGACGTCGTTCACGCCGAAGCCGGGAAGCAGTGCCGTCCGCACCGTGATCGTCTCGCCGGTGCTCAGGCTCTCGTTGCGCAGCCTGGCCGCGTATGCGTCCAGCTCCTCCTGCGAGGCGATGTTGTCCAGCCGCATAAACTGCACGATCCGACGGCCTCGCCGCTGGATCGACAGCGGGCTCTGTGGGTTCCGGTTTTCTGCCGTGGCCACCATCGGGCCCTGCTTGTCCGCGTTGCTGACATAGCAGACGAACACGTTCGGCGCCTGGTAGATATCTGTCTCCCGCCGGATCTGCGGCAGGAGCAGACTCTGCACGTTCTCGCTGTCGAGCATGTGGTCGATGTTTTCGGCGGTCGGCGTCCTCACCGGTGTGACGATTGCCGCCCCTGCTGCGTCGAACCACAGCGGGTTATAGTTAATCTCCGCAAGCAGATCATTGACGATCTGCAGCAGCGACGTCCCGATATCCCAGTCCTCCCGGTCCTCGGTCAGCGCTGCGGCTGATGGCGTCACGATCATCAGCACGATCCCGGCCTCCGTCAGCAGCTGCCGCACGACGTCCGTGTAAAGGCTGCCGGCGGAAAAATGCCGTATCGTTTCCGTGTAGGTGTCGCGCACGAGCCAGCAGCGGTCGTAAGCCTCGACCTGCACGCTGCGCGTGCTCTCGTCCTCGCTGGGCGTCACCGTCGCCGGCAGATACACGCCAAGCGGAGAAGCGACGCCGTCAATCACGAGCTCCGGCCGGATCTGATCCGTCAGCCAGTTGATCGAATCGTCCGCGGCGAAGGATCCGGAAAAGCTCATCTTGATCTCCGCGCTCTCGTTCATGATCAGCAGTGGTGATGCGTCCCGGATCGGGCGCAGCTCCGTGAAGTCTGCGCCGTTGCGGACGACGATATAACGAAAATCAACCGTCCGCGTCATCGACATAATCCTCCCATTGGATCTGCTCAATCGTAAACTGCGCCGCCTGGTAGAACGTGTTGACGACCGACGTGATCGACGTGATCGCGCCGATCAGGACCTTGCCGTCCTTGCTCTTGAGGATCACGACCTGCCCGCGCAGCCGGTAGAAGCTCTCGGCGTCCTCGTCGGACAGAAACGCCACGTCATACGCGCCGCTCAGATCCTCATAGGGCGAAAGCTCCAGCAGCGGGAACGTTGCGCCAGCGATATGCCGCAGGCTGTGCGTTCTCGTCCAGGTGAAGCTCTGCTGCGTCATGCTCCGCTCGCTGTAGCGAAGCGGCAGCCACTCGCCGCCGGACAGCAGCGCGATCAGCGGGCGATTTGTGCACAGTTTGCCCCCGACTGTGTTGCTGCGCGAATAGTTGCCGGAGGGCAGCCGGTTGATCACATAATAGCTGTGCGAGCCGAGAACAAAACGATCCGTGAACCGGTCGAAATCCGTGTGCCCGATTAGGGCACCGTCCCGGAAGATCAGAAAATCAGCCGTAAGATCCGCCGAGCTCCAGGAGAGCGCGGCGTCGACGGCAAACAAACCATCAAGCGAGATATCCTCGCCCGGATCGTTCGTGATCGTTACATCTGCGGAGCCAGGAGCCGACCATAGGCCGTAGACGCCCTGCACGCGGACGCTGACGCTGTGCGATCCGTCAGAAAGCGGTTCTTTCAACACGTGCTGTTTCTCCGTGCCGAACACCGCCCCCAGCGTGTTCCCGTCGATCGTAATTTCATACGCCTGCTGTCCGGAACTTTGCCATGAGATCACCGCGAACGGGACAGCGGTGACAGAAACGAACGGAGCATCCGGCGATGCGAAGAAAACGAAAGACGTTTCGGTCCAGGGACCGGCGATTCCGTCGATATTGTACGCACGCACTCGCCAGTAAATCTCGCCTGCTGTGAACAGATCGGCCGGCGCTGTGTATTCTGACGTCGCGCCGCTGACGCTTCCCAGATGGAGCCATGTCGTCCCGCCGTTGGTAGAATATTCGAGATCCGCCCCTGTCGGCCGGGATCCGGAGGCGTTCGACGAGATCCAAGAAAAGCGGATCGGCGCGCTTCCATCCACGACCTCATTCGAGGGCGCTGCAGGTCTGGCGGTGGCCAGAGTGTCCGCGGTCGAGAGCGTGTACCATTCGCTTTCATACCAGCTGCCCGCGGTCGAGTGAACGCGAACCTGCCACTGGATCGCGCTCGCGTTGGGGAAGGTTTCCGCCTGCACGGTCAGCCTTTGCGTGGCGTCCGTTATCGTGATCGTGTGCTCTGTCGCGCTGCCTTCTTCTTTCCAGACAAAAACCGCATCAGATTGTCCGGGCCGTTCGACGGTGTTCTCGTTCTCCGGTTCGACGTTCCAGTCAAAATAGGACGCGATGTGCGGGTTGATATAGCCGCCTTGATGCGACGAGGCGGAGACGATCAGCCCGACGTCCTCCGATCCGTACTCGACTGAAAAATACGGAACATTTGACGAGAGCGGCGTATCGACCGTCAAGCTGTCGTAAACATAGAAGTCTCGAAGCCACAGGACTTTGTTCGGCGTTTTGAGAAACCGCGCGGTGTTCTCGGCGGATAGCGTAAAGTCGGAATGAGCCCAGCCGCTTCTCGCCACGCCGGGATCAATAACGCCGAGCGACCAGAGCCCCCGAAAGTCTCGCTCCATCGCGCCCGGGATGTTGTGCGCATAGGTGAGCGTCTCGATGTTGAACGAGATATACTCGTCGGCATAATTCAGGTATTCGGCAGACGACAGGCCAACCGTTGAGAAATACAGATAAAGATTTGCGCCCAGGATAGGCTTGAACCTGAGCTCGGAGGGCAGCGCCGGGATTTCGAGATAGAGCCGCGAGTAATAGCCTTCGCTTTTCGAGATTTCCTGAGACGAAAATGAAGATGTGGCCGTTTTTCGGTTCACATATCGGTATTTTGTTGCATACAGATTGGAAACCGCCATTTACTTCATCCTCCCTCTCACTCTCGCCGTCCTGGCGATCTCGACGATATCGTTGAACTCGCGCACGTTCTTCGCGTCGATCGCGATGTAATAGGTGTCGCCGCCGAGCCCTCGCGTGTCCTGGGCGTTCAGAATCCGCGTCCCTCGCGGCAGGATCGCGGCCTCCGGTCCGTTTTCGGTCAGATAGGTCAGACCGCCGCGCCAGTTTTGATCGCCGGCGGCGTTTCCGGGCACATAGTTGCCGGAATATAGCCCTGTCTCCGGATCATAGCTCCAGCCCTCGTAGCTCGAGCGGCCGCGATAGCCGGCGGAGCCCGTGTCCCAGCGCTGCATATTGGAATACATGCCGTACTGAGCATTCAGACCGAGCGCGGTGTTGAACTTCGTGGGATTGAGCGTCAGGATGCCGATCGCAGCGTTTCCCACATCGGCGATCAGTGCAAAGACGCCCGCGATCGCGTGCAGGATCTCATAAAGCGGCCGCAGCTCGTTCGTCAGCCCCGGCGTGATGCCGAGAAGCTCCGCCAGCGGCTCCAGGAGGCCCGTCAGCGACGCGAGGATATCGGCAAGGCCGTCAACAAGGCCCGAGCGCGCGAGCGTGTCTCCTGCGGCCTTCGTGACGTTTGCGAAGGTCTCCATCGCTGCCTTCGACGCCGGCGCGAATTGCACGGCCAGTTCCTTCTTCGTCGCGTCGATCTGTATCTGCAGTTTTTGGTAGGCGTCGTCGACCTCGCCGAGCTTTTTCAGCTGACTCTCGTCCAAAATGAGGCCTCCAGCTTCAATTTCGGCAAAGAACTCCTTTGCTCCCTCTGTTCCCAAATTGAAAAGAGGATTGAGCTCCTGGGCACTCTTGCCGAGAAGTTCCATCGAAGCGGCGTCTCTCTCGGTTTGGCCTTCTATCTGCCCGATAGGATCGAGCAGTTCCCAGAGAACGTCCTCAGCGTTGCGCAGCTGGCCCGTGGCCTCGTCTGTAATTGACACACCGAGACGGGCGAAACTGTTCGCCAGCTTCTCGTTGCCGTCTCTGGCCGCGTCCATGTTCTGCGTCAGCTTCGTCAGCGTGCCGGTGATCGTGGAATAGGAGACGTCGATCAGATTCTCGGCGTATTTCAGCTGCTGGATCGTCCGGGTGCTCAGCCCGGTTGTCATCGACTCGGTCAGGATCTCGTCGACGTCGGCCGCGGCCTGCTTCGTAATATCGTGCAGTTCGCTCACGACCTTCGCCAGTGCTGCGACGCCGGCGGCTGCCGCGCTCATGGCGAGCGCGGTCCCGGCCGAAAAGCCCTGCATGTTATCCAGAGCCTTTTTGAGGCCATCAGGAAGCCGCACGCCGAACTTTCCGGCCAGATCGTCCACAGTGTCCCCGACACTGACAAGGCTCTCGTTTTCGGCCTTGAGCTGGCCGTCGTTGGCCTTGAGCGCCTCATTGTTCTCCTCGATCGCGTGCTCAAGGTTGTATTGCGCCGCCTCGGCGTCGTTCAGCTTGACGGCCCACGCCTGCGTGCGGCTGTCCGCCTCGCCGTACTGCTGCGCGGCGTTGTTCAGCGCCTGGCGTAGAGTTTCAACTTTGTCCTTTTGCTGCAAAAGCTGACGCTCGAGGACCTCACCGCGCTTCGTCAGGTATTCCGTGCTCTCGGCGTTTCCTTTGTACTCGGCCTGCAGCTTGCGCATTTCAGACGCCAGGACGCGGTTGCCGTTGTTCAGCTCGCCCAGGGCGGCTTTGTATTCGCGCTCGCCGTCGATCTCGACGCGGGCGCTTACTTTTCTAACAGCCATCAGGCACCTCCTCCCATGAGGAACTCATAAAGGCTCTTCTTTTCCTTCGGCGGATCCGGCAGCGGCGCCGGCTCTTTTCTGCCGGTTGCAGCCATCGAGAACCAGGAGTCATACAGCGCGTGAAGTCTGGCCGGATTCATCCGGCGCCAGAACGTCTGCTCGTCCATGTGGAGACAGAAAAGCCAGATAGAGAGATAGCGGGCGAAGTCGATCTCCGCCCGCTCGGTCAGTTTCCCGGGTCGTCGGGATCCGGCTCGGATTCTTTTGCGTTCTTCGGCGCTACGGCTGCCGTCACCAGCGCGAAGATCGTCACCATCGGGATATCCTCGCGCCGCAGTTTGCGGCCCAGCTTGCGCCGCGTGAAGCGCTCAGGCAGCGCCGTCTCGCCTGTGTAGGGATCCGGATCGAACCAGCCCTGCTCGTCGGCGTAATCGTTCAGCATGGCGCACAGGAACTCAAGCACGCTGCGCAGCGTGCCGCGTCCGGAGAGAGCCGGCGCAATATCGCCGCCGTAGGCGTCCTGCACGTCCGCCAGGACGTTCATATTGCACCGGAGGGTATAGTTGCGCCCCTCGAACGAAAAAGGGGCGCTTTCCAGTCTCAGATCGCTCATGCGGGCAGCGCGCCGATCGCGTTGTCAAGCCACGCGAGCGCCGCGTTTTCGTCGTCGACGATCGCGACCTCGATCATGTCCTGGTTGCTCGTGTCGTCGGCCATAAACTCGCCGCTCGTGGTCGGCGTGTTGAACTGGATGTTCTCGCTTGCCGTGCGCAGTGACATGGAAGGCGGGCCGAACAGAGACTTTGCGATCTTCACGCAGGTAAACTTCTGCACGCCGTCGATCATGTCGGGCGCATAGAGGCCAACGCCGACGTACTGGCTGCGGCTCAGCGCGCCGATCGCAAGCCCGGTGACAGACGCCTGGGTGGCTTCACCGCCGGCTGCGGGCGTGTAAGAAACGTTGCGCGCGTTCTCGCGCGATCCGAACAGCAGCTTCTGTGCCGCGGCGGGGATATACTTCACGCCGAGCGAGATCGTGCCGCCGACGGCCTTCTTGAGATACTCGGCCAGCGAGCTCTCCGCGTACAGACGGCCCTCGGCGTATCTCAGCTCGAGGTTTGCCGTCATGGCGTCGCCGACCTTCTGCACACCCGTGTAGGTGACGACGCCGTTCGTGTTGACATATTTGCCGGCGCGGATCCCGCGCAGATCAAATTCAGGCATTGGGTGTTCCTCCTATTTTTGAAACTCTTTTTCGATCCAGTCCCCGACGATCTTCTCGCCGGGAGCTGCGATCTGTTCCTCGTACTGGGTCATGGCCTTTCCAATAAAAGGCCGGGCGTCTTGGCCGCGTTTCCCGTACTCATTAATGAAGGCGATCTCCGCGTTTCTCGTGCGCGTGTTCCCGCGCGTCCGGGAGCCGGAGAACGTGATATCCTCATATCCTCCGCGCTCGGAGATCTTCGCCTTCGTCGGCTTGATTTTGTCCAGGATATGGACCGTGCTTTCCGGATCGCGGACGCCCATCGCCTCGCCGCTCTGCTTGATCCTCTCGGCGGCGACCTGAGCCATCGCGTCCAGCGCGTCGGCCGTCACGTCGTCCGGGATATCGGAGATCCGGCGGAAAGCGTCGTCGAGATCTTCAAAACCCAGCAGCTCAAGTGAAGCCATAGACGCCACCCGCGTTCATGTACTCGCACTCGAACACCCAGCCCTGGCCCTCGTTATCGCTGGCCGGCGTAATGCTCGGCCAGGTGAAGCCCTGATCGTACAGAGCCCGCTGGATCCGGAGCTTCGTCGGGTTCGGGTTTTTCCCGGTCGGCAGATAATACCGGACGATGACGAGATAGCGCGCGGCTGCCGGTCCGTTTTCCGTGTGGACGTCCGGCAGCGCCGTGAAGCTCGTCACCAGGTATTCGCTCTCCCGGCCGACGTAGACGTTCGGGAAAACGCAGCCGGGCAGGATCGGGTCGAGCGCGGCCATCAGCGCGTCATCCACGTTCATGCGCGGCGCGATCATCGGAGCACCTCCGTCAGGATCAGCGTCGTGCAGTCGAACGACGACTTGAACGAGCGCAGCACGCGGTAGCGTTTGCCGAGGAAGCGGCAGAACTGCTCGCCCTCATAGTCGACGGTCCACAGCTCCACGCTGGCCGAGGCGCGAAGCCCGGCCTCCGAGCTCAGATAGAACTCTTTTTGTGAGACGCCGTCCTCGAACGTGCACAGGACCTTGCGCGCCACTTCCTCGCCCGCTGCGTAGCCCTGGGCGTCCTGAACGCTGCCGCCTGCGCCGGAGCCTTCAAAGTGGAGCAGCTCGATCTCGTCGCTCCACGGCGTATGCAGCGCGGCCCTCATGTCGTTCCTCCGGTTTTTTCGGCGAGGACCCGGCAGTTGAGCGCCCAGCGCAGCATGCGCGGCATGCCCTCGCCGGTCACACGGCTCCGCCACAAATACGCGGCGTACATCAGCACGAGATCCTGGTCGCTTTCGCTATCCGTCAGCGTGACGCCTTCGGCCGTGATCCGCTCTTGCGCCGTTTTGATCCGGGAAGAGAGACGAGCGTCGAAAGTTTCGGAGCTGATACCCAGGTCCTTTTTCAATTCTAAAAGCAGAATGGCTGCGTCCATAGCGCCGCCTCCCTTCCGGGCCCTATTAGGGCACAAGTCAAGCGTTTTCGATGCTTTGGATAATGTCAGCCTTGTTCATCCGGCTGCTGACGCCCTCGACGCCCATCTCGGTGGCCAGCTCCAGCAGCTGGGCCTTCGTCAGGCCGCCGAGATCCGGAGCGTTCGAGGGCGAGCTGTTTTCAACAGCCGTGATCATTCCCCCGCGTTCGCGGTGTCGACAGCAAAGGTCACGGCGTTCGCTGCGGGAGTGTTGCCGGCAGTGCCGACAACGACGAAAGCCTCGGCGATAGCCGGCGCGCCGTCATAGCGGGCGGTGCCCTTCATGACGGTCTGATCCTGCAGGAAGCGGACGTGCTCGCTGGTGGCGAACTGCGGGCCGCGGCGCTCGGCCAGCGTGTACAGGTCGAAGTAGCCGCCGATGATAACGTTGTCCGGGATGAAGTCGAGCACTTCGATGATGCCGCCGATCACGGGCATGGTGCCGTTGACACCGGAGACGATCGCGCCGCCTGCGTCGATGCTCATAGCCTCGGCGACGAGCGCGGTGTAGGTGGTCTCATTCATGACCCAGACCTTCTCGCCGCGGCTGTACTTGCCCTTCGCGGCGCCGCTGGCCAGAGCCAGAGCGCGGAAGAACGCGATGCCGGTGAGAGGCGCCTGAGCCGTGCCGAGTGCTTTGATATTGGTCGTATGCAGGTCAGCCCAGGGGCGAGCGGTGGCGGGATAACCGGACGGCGCGGCAGTCTGAGCGAGGCGGGTGACGATGCCGAGCGGCATCTTCTGTGCGTTCGCGCCGTTGCGGCCGTAGAGGATCGCCTTGTCGAGAGCGAGGCCGATCGCCTGGGCGATCGCGTCGATCAGCTCCGCGATCAGGTCGAGATCGCTGTCCTCGATGTTCGCGTTGCAGACGGCAAAGAAGCCGGCCACGCGGTAGCAGTCCATCTCGAGATCGTAGAAGCTGAGGTTCAGCTCGTTCAGGTTGGCGCAGCAGTCGGTCCAGATCGCCTCGGGGATGACGCCCATGATCGGCTGGCGGGCGGTGCCGCGGACCTGCTGCACGTTGACGTGGCGGTACAGCTTGGAGTAGTTGATCAGGTTCTCGCGGAGCAGCGAGAGCAGCGTATCGGGGATCGTCACGCCGACGTTGGTCAGCGCGCGCTTCTCGCGGATGCAGCTGCGGACCTCAGACAGGTAAGCCTGCACGGTCTGGTTGGTGCAGAGCGCGTCGCGCTCCTGGACGGTCATTTTGCCAAAGATCTTGGCGCGGGTTTTGGTGAGCATGGTGTGGTTCCCCCTTTTCTCTTCGTTGCCGCGCTCCTCCGGAGCTGCGGGCGGGTTGGTGTTCTGTCTGGCCTCTTCGGCCTCCAGTTCGGTCTGCAGAGTCTGCAGCTCTGCTTCGGCAGCCGCGACGGCGTCGCGGTGTTCCTGGGCTTCGGCCTCGAACTCGTCGATCTCGGCCTCAAGCGCGGAGCGATCCTCGGCCGGAGTCTCCTCCGTCACCTCGTCGATCGCCTGGGTGTACTCGGCTTCACGGCGGTCGAACTCCGCCGTTTTCTCGCGCAGCGCCTCGAGGAGCTTGTTCTTCTCGTCGATCTTTCTGCGGAGAATCAGGGCTTTCAGTGCCATTTGGTGATCCTCTCTTTCATCTGAGATTTCCAGGCCGTCACCTGGCGAGCCTGGTATTCCGCGCGCTGCGCGCTGCGGGCCGTCACGTTCGTCGCCTCATAGGCCGGGAACGTGCAAACGGACACTTCGTAGAGCTTGACCTTCCGGATCGTCCAGTGGACGCTGCCGTCCTCGCGGATCTCGGTGTTTTCGTCAAGGATCTCGAAACCGAAGCTGCACTGGTTTACGTCGCCGCGCAGCACGCGCTCGCGCGTATTCAGCGCATCGGTGTCCTTTGCGTTGATGACGATATCGCCCCACAGCCCGACCTCGTCCTCCCGGAGCCGGAGCGTGCCGGCGGTCGTCCGGCCGAGCACCAGCGTGCTGTCGTGGTTCGTCAGCGCGCGGACGTCGTCGTTCAGGCTCTCCAGGAAGGCGCCGGGCGCGATGCTCTCGCTCATTCCCGGGCCGATATCGTAGTTCGAGTTAAAAACGGCAAAATAGCCGCTGATATGCAGCTCGCCGTTTTCATCTCGGGTTTCAAAAGTCGTCGGGACGCTGCGCACCTGGCGGAGAGCGTCGCGATGTTCATTCGGCATGGTTTTCCTCCTTTTTGCGCAGCGGGCAGCGCTCGGCTGCCGGGGTCAGTGCCCACCAGCCTTTGCAGGCTTTGAAATACTGGTGCCCGCAGGGCGCGTCCGCGATCTTGCAATCGAGCCGCATGCGCTCGCCGTAACGCGCGTGCGGACAGGTCAGATCAATCTTCACGAACTGCCTCCCTCCAGCTTCGACTGCGCGCCGCTTTTGTCGTAGGGGATATAGTTTTCAAGGACCTTGTATTCCTTGAGCCCTGCCGGCGGCAGGTGCATCTTGTCGCGCCACTCGTCGCCGTTGACAAAGCCGCGGTCGGATCCGGCGAGCAGCACGTTCGACAGCCCGGCCGGGTTATAGTCGAGCAGGCTCCAGTAGTTCAGCCGGATATAGCGCGCAGGGCTTATAATCAGGCAGCGGGTCATCTCCTGCTGGATTGTTTCGGCGATCGCGCGGATCTTCGTCTGGACGAACGAGTTGAACTCGTCGCGCTTGTACTCGCCGACGCCCAGCAGGAAGGGCGGGACGCCGATAACGGCCGCCACCATCCGGCGGTCCATCTCGACGGTGTCCTTGATCGCGATATCCGCCAGGGAAAGCGGCCGGACCTGCTCGACCTGGAACTGCTCCGCAGGGATCAGCCAGGGCTCGCCGGGCGAGGAGGGCTTGACATAGCTGTCAAGCAGTTTCTTCCGGCCTTCCGGTCCGGCGAACTCCTCCGTCAGCGCGTCGACCTTGACGATGATCGAGGGCTTCCACTCGCTGGCCATAAAGGCGTTTTCCGTCT